CATAGGTGGATAGGACATTAAGAGTCGGAACGAATCGCTTCTCCAGACGCACGACAGTATCTGAACCAATGATTGCACTCAACGAATCATCAACTGCTCTACTAAATTTTGAAATCGTAAAGATAGTCCCAAATTGATTAAAGGTTGCATCGGTGTAATTCACTATCGCCGTTCGCACCGTGCTGGCAATTTGCGGCTCAGTCAAGAGTGTCAATTTCCCATCCACTTCCACGGTGGTTTCAAATTTGAGATACACGTAATCAGGATCAACCAAAACCGGTGTGATAGTGAGAATGCCAATGGGTGCTAAAATTTCCGTAGCAATTCTGACTTTTTCTGCATCATTGATAATAACTCCAACTTTTGGAGCAATTGAGACAAACACCTTTCCATAGACTGGTGGGTTATTATCTTCCCCTCCCCACACGAAAATACTTTGAATGTCTGTATATGACGCCTTTAGGAGCGCCTCAAAATCTTTGACAGATACGGCACGACCCTGTGAAGTGTAACTTAGTGCCGCCAGCGCACGAATTGAATCATCAGTTTCTCGCTCCCCTCCACCTGCCGCAGATGTGATCGGAGTAATGATGACGTTTGAGAATCCTCCAATGGAACCTGTTGCAAACGAATTGGCTTTGTTGGCATTCAGTCCGGTAGTGGATAAGTAACTAGCAATCACAATATTTCCATTAGATAGTGCTTTTGAAATCGATCCATCTCCAAAAGTAAGTTGATACTTATTGCTCTTGGATGGGCTCAAATAATATACCGCAGTATTAGAATCTGAGGCAGTAATATCCGTAGACAATTCAAAAACTTTCGATGAAGTATTGCCGCCAGAAACTTGCACCGTGACTAGGAGGGTACTGGTGTCGATATCGTCGTTGGGAAGTTCAAATCGTGACGCTGGGTTGCTTAGTGCATTGTAAGTAAATGTTGCAATCTCTGGGGTGCCCTCTTTGAGTTGGACAGCAGAGAATGGAAATGCCCCATTTTCCTTATAGACAGTTTGTGCACCGATGGTTACGAATGAATAGTTAATTCCATCAATCGCCTGAGATTGAAATTCACTAAACCGATCCAAGGTCAACACTGCCTGAGTATTTCCTCCTGGAGGGGTCACTAAAATATTGACGGTTGCTGTGGCGGCTCTGCGTGATACGGGGGTATAGTTCAATGATTTTGAGTGTGATAAGAGTGAGTTGCGAACTTGCGCTGAATCAATAAACAGTTCATTTGCCAACATGTTCATATAGAAGCCGTTATAATAGGTATTGTACGCTAGCAGGTTTATCAAAATAGCGAGTGACGACCCCTCGAAATTGTAATCGAGAAATGTTGTTTGTGTGCTGAGAAATTGCTTGAGATTATTTTTAATATTCTCAAATTCTAAGTCTGCGATAATAAGTTGATCTGACATTTAACGGACCCTTTCCAGTATCAGGTTCACTACGAATGGATCAGGAGAAGTGTTAATTGAAACCGTGATCGTCACGTTATAGGCATTGTTCTCTTCGTCTGGGGTCACTACCAGGGATATGATCGTTGCTCTTGGTTCAAAGTTATTGATAGTTTCCTCGATAAATCGTGATATGTCTCTGGCCGTGAAGTCCGACACATTTTCAAAGAGAAGCTTTCGGATATTACATCCGATCTCAGGGTGGAACGGAACATCATAGTGGTTCGTCATGAGCAAATTTACAATAGCCGCAATCACCGAGTCTGCATTGGTCCTTAGTACCAGATCCTTGCGGACTGGGTGGATAATAAAATCTAAAGTAAAGTCTTGATAAACCGTGGTTATGGCCATGTTCCTATTTATATACTATTGTTTGACGATGGGCTTACTCAATACATTGAGCAGTCCACCTGGGTTTTTGTTCGATATAGTATCAAATAGGAAGTGCCCACAGGGATTGGTGTTAATGGCTTCCATGATAAGACCTACCGAGGCCGATTGTAATTGATTAACACAATTTTGTAGAAATTGACTGTCTTTGTCGGCAATACCTCGTATCAGATTCGACACCCCCACAATGGTGCTTGTGATATCTGCAATAGTGGCCGCACCACGCTCAAGTCTCGAAAGAACCCCCTCTACGTCTCTGGTGAACCCATTGAAGGTCTCCTGAGAGAAAAGACCGGTAGCACCGCCAATTACAGGGAGGCATCCCGCTCCCGCTTCCAAAAGAGTCATCATGTTTTGCATTTGTGTCCCAATCGAAAGAATCTGCTGAAGTCCTGGGGCTTGGATGCCCTGACTTTTGAGTAATCCAGAAAGCCTATCCGTGTGCATCATGAAATTTCCCATCGATGTACGAACATCGTTCAGTGAATCAACGGAAAGGTAGTTCTGTGCTTGAACCTGGGAGATACTTGGGTTAGTGACTGCTCCCGATGCAATGTTGCTCATACTCGTTTCCAATCGTTTAACGCTGTCACCCAGGAAGTTCACTGAATTTGTCATTGGGTTTGACATCAATACTCCAGGATCTGAAGTCATCTTATCCACCAGAGTTTTAGTGATATCAGTTGCGCCAGTTGGAATACTCACCGGAAGGACTGGAAGTTCCAACCCCGATGGAATGTGAGAGAAGTCTAAGTTGAAAGCCATGGTAACTCCTTATCCACAAAAGACTGTGCCCGAACCCATCGCAGCCACGGAGCCACAATCAATGGGGTCTCCTATACGCATCACTGGTGCTCCGTTACAAAATACGGTTGTAGAACCCCCAACCCCAGTGCCTGGATGCACACTGATGATATTGGTGTGTGGGGCCCAGACATCTATCCCCATTCGAACCACTGGGATACCATCCACATACACATCTGGCGATCCCGTGATTGTTGGGCGCGGAGGAAAAAATGTTGGTCCTGCGGGGTGTCCGCTACATATATCAATTCCCATTCGTACAACCGGCAATGCTAATCCCACAGTTATACTCCCGTTACTGGTATTGGTGGGGGCAGAATTGCGCCAGGTGGTCCATTCAAATTCATTGGGATGCCAGTCAAAGACATCGGACCTTCCGTGGTGTGCGACTCAGATACTGCGGCCTGAGTTATCACCGATCCCAGCGCATTCAATACGATATCCAATCCTGCTTCGATGTTGACACTCATTCCCGCTTTGATATTGATATCACCCACAGCGGTAAAGTTGAGGTCGCCCTTGACATACACATTCTTGTCCGACAGGACAATTTCATAGGCATTGGCATTTACTCGTATGACTTTTGTACCATCGGGGTGGGTTTCTTCAGATGTACCTGAGCGATGATAGATATGGATTCGTTCAGCGCCTGGGGTATCATCAAACTCCAAAATGTGCCCCGATTCGGTTTCCATGACTCGATTATAGGGGTAAACTGCGGCGTAGGGTGTCGCCGGTTCACTCCATGTACCAGGTCCTGCTGTTGGCACCGCCACAGAGATGCTGTTTTTCTTACCCCCAATGGGTGTGTCACTAATCTTCTCATTACGTGCCAACCGAGAAAAAGTGGGCTCATTCAGCCGTGAGGGGTTCCGTGTGGCCACTCCTTCTATGATGGTCACTGGTCCAATGCTTGAAACGAGGGACTCTGGTGCCTTGGGTGCGCTCTGCAATTCTATGTTCGTTCGGGGATCTGAGAATCCCACAGAACTGGGCCCCAATTCTTTGGGGATTCCTGGAAGGATGCCAATAATGATAGGTACCTGGGAATCGTGTCCATCAAAATAAAACCCCACAACATAATCACCCTCTTTAATCTGTAATGAGGCACTGTCGTTGAGGGGTATGAGTGGTTGTGCCCAGGGAAGATGGTCAGTTGGAAATGTGGACTTATTTTCATCGTGAGCACCAGCAATACGCACCTGGCACCGTCCAACTTTAAGTGGATCTTGTCGGCTTTCAACCACACCGGTCCACCAAACCATTTGATTGCCTAAATCGTGTTGCATTATGACTCCCGTATTCTATTCATCGCAGAACTACTTTCCAAGGAAGGGGGTAGTTGCGGCACAAGTGAATCTTTTGACAATTCAAGAATACAAACGTATCTCACGCGATCTATCTTGTGTCGAATAGCACTAATCATATAATTTCCAGAAAACATTTCATCGATGGGTTTCTCTGCCTTTGACCCAAGTGTTGCTGCTGGAAGGTTGAGTTGTACAATCTGCCCCACCCGCAACAAGAGATTTCCTGGTACAGAGACCTTCACCTGAAACCCATGAAATGCAGATATGTAGGCGTTACGTTGGAGCAACCAGGTATCCACCTTTAGATTATCCGCTGCAATTCGAAAGAATGAATCATGGTGTTCGGTTTGTGGTTTCTTCGTCCTATCTGATCCCAATTGCAAAAACATATTTGGATTCGTGTGATCGGTTGCATCGAAAAGCACCGCCGCATTCATGGTGATGGATTTGATTCGCTGATCGATAGGATTGACGGTAAGGAGTTTCCCACCATACACACCAGTTGAAATGAACCGAAGTAGATCTGGAGATCCCACCATCTCATACTCTTCTGCCGATTCCAGGCGCTGCTGCGTGTCTGATACTGGGCTCTGTTCTCCAGTCTCACCAGCAAGATTCATGGGCATAAGGTTGATGGGCTGAAGAGGCTCCTGCTGTGACAGGGATTCTATAGACGTGAAGTGATACCCCACGCTATCCTCAAAGAATACATAGGAGCATCCTGGTGTAGCGGCAGATCGAGCCATACGAGAGAGCCAATTGATGGCATAGAAGGGAGTCCAAAATGGTATCACGATATCGAAATTGCCCGTTGTGGAATCGATGGCGCTAGAAGGAAACTTCTTAGAATTGATATGGAGATAATTCGTCGTAATATCCTCCACAATTTTTGAAATACTCATACCCCTGTAAGACTTTGAAATCCTGGTAGAATCGCTCAAGACCTGCTCCACCGAACAGAAGTGTAGGATATAATTCTCTGCAAATGCTGTAGCTTTGCGGCGATCCGTGATCTTGTAAATCTGGAATACTTTATCGAGTTTCCAGGGGAATGAAGGTTTACTTAGAGTGACTTTCAAATACTCCCCACCAATAATTGGAAGGAGATTAATAAGATTTTGTGAATCGCTGATAAACAGGTCACCGGACATCGTATTCGTAAACATATCTTCGAAGATGTTCATTTCGCGCATGACTTCCCTAAGGTCCACCGATGTACCATTGACCGCAATAAGGGTGAGGTCATCCAATTGAAATTGTGAGGCGTATTGAATTCCGTCTGTGGGTATCATCATTTACTCATTAATGTTTCAAACTCACTTAGTATCTGGGGGAGATATTGAGCCTGCAACAACACGATATTTCTCTTGGCTTCATTGAGAGCCACTTCATAGGTATAATTATCTACTGTGGATCGGGAGGTTGTCACGGTAACGGTGTTCCCATCACGAAACGTATAAACCACGGGAGTTGGTGATGTGAGAGTGTTGTACTTTGTTTGGTCAATGATATAGGTGGCGGTATTTGAGTTACCCAACGAATCTGTTTTCACCTCAGTCATGGTGTAATGATGAATCGATCCACTGGCGCTGGCCACTGATCCATATTTATTGACAATATACCTCACCAAGTTCGAATAGCCCTTTGGCCAATCCAATACTGGATCGGTAATATTATTCAAAAGGGTAATCACCCAATGATAGTTCACCGAGCCATAATAATTATCCGCGAGAACTTCGGGCGTATAACCTTCGGGGATTACATATGGATAGAATATTTGATTATGTTTCAACAGATCGGCAACCGGAGCCGAACGAAGAAAAATATTCGTGACCCACTGGAATTCCCCAGGTTGCCCAGTTTTATGCAATGCGTATCCCACGAGAGGGAAATTGGTAAAGTAGGCAGACGACATGTTTAATATCCCTTCCCGCCATTTTGCTCCGTCTCAATAAGTTCCTTCGTCATGAACTCAAGTTCCATGAACTGGAGAGTCATGCGAGTATATACTGGGTAATCATCAGCATAGAATGCCGCACCGGATGAGGCGTAATCAAGTGTAATATTGACGAGTACACACGTTGAAACTCGTCCCATCGTGGGGACAGAAAATTCTATATCAAATTCCGAAGGGGGAACAAAATATCGACCTATGCCAGACCCCTGACCATACAGTTCTGGTGCAGCGTGAAACTTGAATTTTTGAACAATCTTCTCGACCGTAACGGCTTCAGAGTGGTTTCGAGGAGCAAACAGAAAGTCAAATGTAAAATCACGCAATTTAGGAGATTCGTAAATGACATCAATCTGGGGATTGACCGTAACACCCAAAGCAGAAGCTGCGATGGCATCACCCCCACTACCCAGAAGAGCGGTCCCTACAAGTTCAGCCACAGGACCGGTGACGTTTCTATCGTTTCTTTTTTTTGCCAAGGATGACAGCACACCCATAATGGTGCCTTTTTTGAAGCCTTCAACTGCGGATTCACCCAGAGCGACTCCAGCGGATAGTAATTTAGTGTATGGGAGTCCTGACAAACTAACATTTTGGAAAGCGTTTTGATATCCCCAACTCAAACTATCGGGCATAAATAATCGAATGGCCGCAGTGGTGCGTGAAGTTTTTCGTCCAAATCCCAAATCGGTACCACCAAGGTTCTTCCCAAGAGTGCGAATACCACCTTGGTTGATCTGTATGTTTGATTGGATCGGTTGACCATCCTTGCCTACAGCAGTATTATTTGTTGTCTTGTATTTCGATGAATTTTGTTGATTGACGAAGAATGTGATGTAATAGGGGTTTCTCAAACCAGGCCCAAGATCAGCGGGGAAGGTCAGTGTATTATCATACACGAACTTCTTCTGCTCGGCGCTCTTACTCTCCCCAATCTTTTTATTCTCGGCGCTCGTGAACACACTAAGACTGTTTAACGCTTTCTTCGATGCTCCGAGAAATGTATCTATTGGACCTGCCATAAATATCCTCCGTGACGTGACTCTCTCTATTTATATTACCTCAAGGAGACCATGAAAACCACCAATTCCAGATCATACGCGGCTAAGTTGCATAGGGCTGCATTGAAAAATGACCCCATTCGTGCTGGGCAATTCGGAGAACTGGTTCGGGCAAACATGAAACGAATATGGGAAGAGAGGCACAAATCTGGAAAACTTACTGCGATTAGTGAGAAGATAGGAAAAACTCTGACAGATCAATACGCACAAATGACTGTAATTGAAAGGAAAAAGAAGTGTGACAATCAATTAACGCCAGACCAAAGAACGTCACTCTACCAAAAAACTCTAGGTAAATATTACAAAAACACTCCCACAGAACAATTAGAAACCATGTATACTAGAAGATTTAGAACTTTTACCCAAACCATAGGAGAACGGGGGCTGAGGATGAGTAGAGGTAGAATGAGTTACAAGGGAATTTTCACGCCAAAATACCCAGAAAAATATGTAGGAATGGTGACAAACATCGTATATAGAAGTAATTGGGAACGTCAATTTATGTTGCAACTAGATGAATCCCCAGGCGTCCTATCTTGGGCAAGTGAAGAATTAGTGATAAAATATTACGATCCAGTTAGGAATCGAGTGAGGAGGTATTTCCCAGACTTTCTTATCAGAGTCAAAACGCGCACAGGCGAAATAAAAACACACATAATAGAAATCAAACCAGACTATCAAACCAATCTTCGTCCAGCCCCAAAACGAAAATCGCGCCAATATCTTCAGGAAGTGGCGGATATCGCAACAAATCAAGCAAAGTGGCAAGCGGCTGAGGAATTCTGCAAGGATCAGGGGTGGACCTTCCAGGTAGTGACCGAAAAGACCTTCAACTTCGTCTGAGATGTCACATAAATAGGAACATGGATAATACAATTACCCGCCAGTATAACCAATTAGCCAAAAAGGACATCGATCCAACCACCGCGTTTGGTCAAAATTGGCTATTGCAAAAAATGGATCAGTTGATTCCGACTGCTCATGACCGAATGGAGATTTTGAAAAATCGTGAAAGGCAACGGAGCCAGAGCGTCTTGGGTAGACTGTATTTCTTCGCCTATGATGCCAAGACGAAAGAAAAATTAAAATACTGGGACAAATTCCCATTGGTCGTACCAATAGAAGAGTATCCCGATGGATTCCTGGGGCTCAACCTGCACTATATCGCTCCCAAACATCGGCTCATATTCATGCGACAACTGATGATGTTTGCTGCGGGGTCTCGCCAGGATGAACGAATGCGACTGCAATTGAGCTATCCGCTTCTCAAGGCACTCGCGGGGGTGCACTATGGCACACCCTGTATTAAGCGATATCTCTCAAAACATGTACAGTCACGATTTATTGAAGTCCCATCAATTGAATGGGAAGTAGCAGCAGCACTCCCATTTGCGAACTGGACTAGCAAAACTGGAACTTCAGAGACACAAATCTGGAAACAGTCCATGGACAAATATGGTAAATAATCACAGATCAGCACATCAGGAGAAATACTAATGGGTGGCATATATCAACAATTCCTATCAGGCCTTCGACGAGGGGGAGTCTCCAAAACCAGCCATTTCCAATTGGCCATTCCGCTGTTGCCAGGGCTTTCTACAACTTTTGGTGGGCATGACCGAGCCATGGCCCTACGCTGCGAAGCGGCTGAACTCCCTGGACGACAATTGGTGAGCAATGATTCGAAGGTGTATGGGCCGACTTATAAAACTCCCTACGAATCCAGTTATCAGGAAACCACACTTACGTTCCTAGAAACCCGTGAACTCTTCATTCGTCAATTTTTTGAATCCTGGATGGATTCTATTTTTGAATCGAGAACGAATCTCCTGAATTATCCCTCTTACTATCGCACCGATGTGCAGTTGGTGCAATATGACATGTTCTCAACAAAGGACGTAGACAAAGAAAACGGTGGATTTGGTACAGACGCCACTCTCGATGTTATAGCAATATGGAATCTCGTTCAGGCGTTCCCCACTGCGGTCAATCAAATGCCACTGGCCTGGTCAGAAGATGGCTTCCATCGCGTGAGTGTGACCATGGCATTTGAATATTATCGTATCTCCCAACCAACGAAACCTGTGGAACCCATTTCCACCTCGGCGTCACCCAAGCCACCAGTGGCCGCGACTGGACCAGATATTCTCGGTAAAGCAGCTAAAGCACTTAGGGGCATTAATCCATTTTAAGAAAGGTGAATAATTATGGCACTTCCGAAACTTGCGATTCCTCTTTATGATATTGTCTGTCCCTCTGGATTAAAAGTCTCCTTCCGACCCTTTCTCGTGAAAGAAGAGAAGCTTCTCATGATGGCGATGCAATCCGAGGATGCCACCACGGTCCTTAACACCTCACGACAAATTCTTGAGAATTGTGTGGGAGAAATCTCTGGCATTGATATCGACAAATTGCCACTCTTTGATATTGAATTTCTATTCTTGAATCTCAGAGCCCGTAGCATCGGAGAAGAAGTGACGCTGCGCTATAAGTGTAATAATCCCGTAGCAAATGTTGAAAGTGGGGAGACTGCATCCTGCAACGTGATCTCTGACTATCAAGTGAACTTGCTTGAGATTAAACCACAGTTCGCACCAGAGCACAGCAAATATATTCAATTGACCGAGAATGTGGGAATCACCCTGCGCTATCCCACCTTCAAGGCGTTCCGTAATATCTCTCGCAAGGACCTTCCATCTGATGAAGCCTTTGCCTTCCTGGTAGACTGCATTGAGTCGATTAATGATAAAAATGAAGTGGTGTTGACAAAGGACGTGCCGGTGTCTGAAGTCAACGACTTTGTGAATGATCTGACCCACGAGCAGGTCGCAAAAATGGATGCCTTTTTTGATACCATGCCCAAAGTGGAATTCACATTACATTTCAAGTGCCCGAAGTGTGATCGGCAGGAAGACATTCTGGTGAAGGGACTCGATAGTTTTTTCGTCTAATCCTGGCCCATGATAACCTAGCGAACTACTATACCACAACATTCGCTTTGGTCCAGGATCATAAGTTCTCGATATCAGAACTTGAAAATATGATGCCCTGGGAGCGATTGGTGTTTCTGACCCTGGTGCAACAGAGAGTCGAACGAGAGAATGAACGTATAAAGACACGCAACGCAGAAATAGCATCACAAAGGAACCAACATGTCCGACGATAATCTCAGCAA